ACTACGATCCACTTTTTAGTGTTTTAAATGCTAACAACATAACAGAATTCCACTTTATTTGGACACAGGGCGATTCCTATAAGCCAATGATGGAACCATTTAAATTTAAAAAAATACTACAGGAAAAATGCTTGGAAAACAATATTACTTTTAATGAATATGTTGTTCCCATGAATTCTGTTACTGTTCCTTACATTGAAGACGCCCCAAATAAGTTTATATTAAGGCAGTCTTTTGATACCACTGCCCTGGTTGATGAAACATATTGTGCAGATAAATTTGAGTTTTTCTCACTAATGAGCGGGTCAACCTATTCGCCAAAAACCTATTTTAACTCACCTCAATTGAGCCTTGATACTTTGGATGATGTTGATTTTAGTAGCACCGCACCTAACGTTTTAATAAAATCAAAATCTCCACAATATAACGTTTTAACATATCCAGCTATTCATAAAGTTAGCGATTCAAATGAATTAAGCACGTTAAAGTCATCAGTAGAGTCAGATTGTTTAGCTCAAGAGTTTATATTCTCAGAGGATAACCTAGTTGAAGGTAGATATTCAATTATTAGAAGTATCGATATTATATACGGGCCTAATTTAGATATTATAAACATGGGGGGATATACACAATCTACGATTTTACCATTATCTTTCTATGCCGATGAATATGTAGCCGGTACTAATAGATTAAACCAAAAAAGTAGATTTAAATATATTACCAAAGAAATTGGCGAGTCAACCATAAATGATTATCATACAGATGACGATAGTCAAATATTAAAATATGACGGAACATTGGCTGATGTGGATACCATTCAATTGGGTGATTTCATGAGATCAATCGACTATGTTGATTTTAACGATAACCATGCAGCCAAATTTGAAGAGGGTAAGGTTGAAGTTTTTGGATGGGATAGTAATTTGGTAAGGGATAATGAAACACTAATTCAAACAGGTACAACACTTCAAAACAAAGTATCATCTTTAGTTGACACCATATATATTAGAATAACATTAGTTGATGGCAGAAGCTGGATAGATGCACCATCTTGTGTGTACTATATTGAAGAAAAAGATTCAACAGCAACCAAATTCGAAAGAGTTAATAAAATGTATGTTGGTGACAAGTTAGTTATAACAGATTCAAATACCAATCAACTAACTAAAGTAGAGATTGCTAGCCTGGAAATGGAACACGCTCAAAAGACAATTTATACTTTAGATTTTGAACCGTCCGATTTATTCTTAGTTGATATAGGTGACGGTGATTTTAGCGTTATGCACAACTCTTGCTGGTGTCCATGGAACTATTGCGGCCACTGGTGCAATAGTTGGTATTGTCCAAGTTGTAGCGGCGGACAAAGTAAACTTTAATAAAAAATATAAATCACATAAAAATGGCACAAAAAGAAAGAATAGAAAGACCGGCGCAGGTGATTAAACCAATTATCGCCCCAATATCAAATGAACTTAAAACAAAAGTTTCAGCAGCATTTCAAGAAGTAGTTAACGCAATAAAAAATAAGCATTTAGGATAAACCTATGAAATTGTTTGCTTATGGTGACAGCTGGACCGAAGGTGTGGGTGGAAATATAAATGAAGAAAAAACAACTGAAGTCCCAGAAGAAAGAACAATTATAAGACACAAATATTGTTGGCCAAAACATCTTTCCGATTTACTTAAATGTGAATTTCAAAATGACGGCGTCGGTGGTTTTTGTAATCATGTTATATTCGATTCAATTTGTTCAAGATTAAAAAATAAAATCATCGGCAAAGATGATTTTGTTGTTATAATGTGGTCCTCATCATTGAGAGACAATTTACCATTCTTTCCAAAAGATAATAATTTTAATTTATGGGGTAAAAGATATAAAAACAAAAGATTTTTATATAGGTATTTGTTTGAAAAAGATAGTGATTCAAACTTCGAATACAATAGGATAGAGAAAAATTTTAGAGATTTTTATGTTACGGATCTTTTTACTAACACGTATTATGACATAGTAAATCAAAATTATATACTATATCTTCAATTTATGTTTAAAGGAATGGGTATAAGATATCTTTTCTGTGATGCTTTTGATGGAATGATAAGTAGTGATATTATAGAAGAAGTTGACAATACAAGACATATAGATAAAAATAGATATTGGGGATTTAAAGATAAAACATTTGCAGACTTTTTGATAGACACGAAAAGAAGTGATGTTTGGGAGGATGGAAATTATTGGACAGAAAATACGGCCGGTAAACACCCAAACAAAAATGGTTATAAATTAATTGCTGATGAGTTATATAGTTTTATTTTAAAAAACGGATTATTAGAAAAAGCATCTATACCTAATTCTTATATTATATGAAATATTCAGTAAATAAATTTTTTGATAAAGACGAGTGTGATTATTTAATTGATTTTTCAATGCAAAACGGTGAAGTATTTTCATACTATAAGCACGAATTAAACAGTTGGGATTGTAGAAGAATTTATGATGAAAATTTTAAGAATAGGGTAATAAATAAAATCAAGGAACTTTATTTAGAAAAAAAAATTGAATTCTGGTTTAATTATGGTGAGTTTAACATAAAGAATGTTAATATAAGTTTAACTAGATATTATGATGGAAGATATCTCGATCTACATTTAGATAAAACCTCCAATTATACTACTGTAATATCTCTTTCGGATGGTTATGAAGATGGCGATTTTTGTTTATCTAGAAAAAGTGTTAACATAAAAGATTCAGATGTTAAAGTTCATTTAAATATTGGTGAGGGGGTTACATTTGAGGGTAATAAAATATACCATGGGGTTATGCCAGTGTTTAACGGACTTAGATGCGCACTTAATATTTGGATTAACGATACCGATTTTAATTATTACAAACTAGACAAAGAAAAAAAATTAATATGAGGATCGCAATATTATGTAACGCTAGAAGTGGTTCTACATCACTATTTAATTATATAAATTGTTGTTTAACTTCAGAAAATAAAAAATTTGATGTTATGTTCGAGCCATTTAATTTTAGAACATCAGATAGTGAGAATAAACATAAAAATATAGATAAAATTATAGATAAAAAAAATATACTTATAAAGACTTTTTTAGATGATGATGGATACCCTTACGAATCGTTTAACAATTATGATGATTATTTAAAATGGCTTCAAACGTTTTTTGACAAAATAATATTACTGGAAAGAGAGAATAAAAGACTGCAAGCCGAAAGTATTATCTTTCACGAAAAATTATCAAACAACTCTAAAATACCCATAAATTGGCATAAACCAAGATACTACGAACTATCCGTTGAAGATGAGAAAAATATCCAGAAACTTGAAAAAGATTTAAAAGCCGAAGCAAAAGTGCTTGATACTATTTCTAAAAATGGATTTCCGTTGTTTACGTATGAAGATATTTTTATTAAAAAAGATACTGTAAAAATTAATCAACTAAACGAATATTTGGGATTAAGAAAATACGAAAAATGTATTAAATTATGGATAGATGCCCCACATAAAATAGTAAGAATACCCACAAAAAGTAAAAGTTTAATTTAAATGGTTGGCTTAAAAAACTATATATGTACAGTTCCTTTCCAGGCTTTAGAAATACATGGAAATAAAAACTTTATGTGTTGTGCTAGTTGGCTATTAAAAGAATTACCTAATGATGTACCATTAAAAGATTTATGGAATTCAAATGAGGCGGTAGAAATTAGAGAATCTGTATTAGACGGATCATATAGATTTTGTGATAAACACCAATGTCCATTTTTATCTCAATTATTAACATTTGATGGTGGATTTATTGGTCCAATACAACATCGAAAAGACGTATCTGAAAAAATATTAAATTTAAAATCTGGTTATGTTGATTACGGCCCAAAGATATTCCAAATGTCATTTGATAGGACTTGTAATTATAAATGTCCTTCCTGTAGAATTAAAATGATTGTGGCAAGCAGTGAAGAGATAAAAGAAATAGATAGAAAAATATATGAATTTGAGGAGGCTTATTCTGATTCTATAGAAACTATATATTGCTCGGGTACCGCCGATCCATTCGCTTCGGTATCTTATAGAAATTATCTTAGAAATTTCACCCCAGGAAAATACCCAAAATTAAAAAATATACATTTACATACTAATGCTAGCTTATGGAATAAGGGTATGTGGGAAAGTATGCCTAATATTCACAAATATGTAGAGTCTTGTGAAATAAGTATAGATGCTGGTACACAATACACATATGAAAATATCACTAGACTGGGTGGGAATTGGGGAAATTTGTTAAACAATCTTGAATTTATATATACGATACCTTCCATAAGAAAGATAAAAGTTTCATTTGTTGTACAATCTCAGAATTATAAAGAAATGGGGCTATTTGCGGATACTATGAAAAAAATATTGAAAGAAAAGGCTAGAATATTTTTTGGTAGAATCAATAACTGGGGAACATACAGTATTCAAGAGTTTGAAAAAATTAAAATATGGGACACAAACCACCCAGAACACGCTGAATTTTTAAAAGAATTTGCCAAGATTGGTACCGATCCATATATATTCCACAACTTGCATGAATTTATCGATTTAAAAAAGAAGTCGATCATCTAAAATTTGGTGGTATTGAATAACTTAGTTGGGATATTTATCTAAATAAAATAACACAATATTTAGATGAATATTTTTGATCCACAAATATCGGGTTCCCTGTCGGTTTCAGGCTCCGGCCAGATTTCGGGTGATTTAACGGTCTTAGGTACATTATTTGCTACCATTTCTGGTACAGCAGAAAATGCTGTTTCAGCATCACACGCCGCAGCATATACCCTAACATCAAGCTTCCATGCTCACACGAATAGCTTTAATAACTTTACAGCATCCTATTCCACAGGTTCATTTACTGGATCTTTTAGTGGTAATGGGGCTGGCTTATCTAATATTCCCGCTAGTGGGGTAACCGGGCTTAATTTAAGTCAAATATCTCAAGGATCAGCAACCGCATCTATTTCACAAGCAAATGGCTTATTAATTAACACAAATACCGAAATTACAGGTAATTTAAAGGTTAATAATATAAATGTCGGCACCAATTCTTTGGTTACTGTGTCTGTAACTGATTTAGGTGGAAAATATTACATAGATGGTGTTAAAAACCCACCTCTAACATTAGTTAAAGGGTTTACATATAGATTTCTATTTCCAAATATAGGGGCACATCCATTTAGGTTCTCAACTACAAATGATGGTTCACACAATGGAGGTACGATTTATTCTACAGGCGTAACAATAGGATCAACACCAGACTATATTCAAATTCAGGTAACCGACAACACCCCTACAACCTTGTACTATTACTGTACCGCGCACCCTGGTATGGGTAATAGTATATCTGTTGTTTCAGACATATTAAATCTTGAAGCTGATAGAAACATTGTATATATTGATCCAGCTAGAATTGCTACAACTGGTTCAAATTCACTTACAGGCTCACAAATAGTTAGTGGATCTTTATCTGTTACCGGATCTGTTAATATTACGGGTTCTATTTCATTAAATGGACAACCGATTGGTACTGGTAAACTAGATGAAACAGTATTCAATTCATATACTTCATCAAATGATGGTAGAGTATCTGCTTTAGAAGTATCAACTGGTTCTTTAAATGTTTTTACAAATTCAATTGAACAATTTAGTGGTAGTATATATGGCTTTACAAGTAGTATTAACGAAAAAGTAAATTCGTTAGAATTAACCACATCCTCGCTTAATACCTTTACTGGTAGTGCAAATAGCAGATTAAATTCTCTTGAAAGTGCAAGTAGTAGCATCAGGACAGATTTTAATACCTACACTTCTTCAAACGACTCAACAAATAGTACTCAAAATAATAGATTAACATCATTAGAATCCGCTAGCGGTAGTATAAGAACAGATTTTAACACTTATACATCTTCAAACGACTCAACAAATAGTACTCAAAATAGTAGATTGAATTCTCTTGAAAGTGCTAGCAGTAGTATTAATTCTTATACCAGTTCGAATACAGTTAATATAAATGCTATTCATACTGCAACAAGTAGTTTAAATACATTTAGTTCTTCAGTATTGGGTGCGGTGGAAATTACCGGATCAAATCTAACTGTTAAGGGTAACTTATTAGTTAAAGGAACAACAACACAGATAGATTCAACCACAGTTAATATTGGAGACAACATAATTCAATTAAATGGTACTGGTACAAATAACGGTGGATTAGTTGTGCAAGACCCAACAGGAGCAAGCACAATTTCTGGTTCATTATTATGGGATAGTACACTTGATTATTGGAAGGCTGGTAAATTAGGAAGCGAAGAAAGAATTATTTTGTTTGATGAGTATAATACTTTTTCAACATCAATAGATTCTAGAGCAATAAGCATTCAAGGCTCGACTGCTAGTTTGAATTTATATACGGCTAGTAACAATACAAGATTAGGTGTAATTGAATCCACAACATCAAGTTTAAATACATTTACATCAAGTGCAAATAGTAGATTTAACTCAATTGAAGCTTCTACGGGAAGTTTAAATTCATATACTTCCTCTACTAACAATAGATTAAACACGATCGAAGCCTCAACAAGTTCGTTAAATTCATATACTTCATCAAATAATACGAGATTAAGTGTAATTGAATCTACAACAGGATCTTTAAATACATTTACAAGCAGTGTAAATAATAGCTTAACAGCTATTCACACAGCAACATCTTCATTGAATTCATATACATCTTCTACTAACACAAGATTAGGTATAATTGAAACAAGTACAGGAAGTTTAAATAATTTTACTTCTAGCGCAAACGGTAGAATGAGTTCCTTAGAATCTGCGAGTTCATCTATTAGAACCGATTTTAATACTTATACATCGTCAAATAATACGAGACTAGGTGTAATTGAATCAACTACGTCTTCATTAAATTCATATACTTCAAGTAACAACACAAGACTTGGTGTTATTGAATCTACCACAAGTTCATTAAATTCATATACGTCTTCTAACAATACAAGATTAGGGGTTATTGAATCAACAACAGGTTCATTAAATTCATATACATCAAGCACCAACACGAGATTAGGTGTTATTGAAAGTACAACCGCAAGTTTAAATTCATATACATCTTCTACTAACACAAGATTAGGTGTGATCGAAACGAGTACGAGTTCTTTAAATACATTTACAAGTAGTGCTATAAGTAGGCTTAATAGTTTAGAATCTGCAAGTTCATCTATTAGAACCGATTTTAATAGTTACACAAGTTCAAATAATTCAACAGTTTCAACTCAAAATAATAGACTAGCTGCGATTGAAACCGCTACTAGCTCACTGAACACATATACTAGTTCTCAAAATACAATTAATAGTAGCCTTAACTCTACTACAGCTTCGTTAAATTCATATACGTCTTCTAACAATACAAGATTAGGGGTAATTGAATCTACAACTGGTTCCTTGAATTCTTATACAAGTAGCACTAACGGTAGATTAAATGCAATTGAAACTGCAACATCATCATTGAATTCTTTCACAAATTCAATTAACACAACAATTAAGAATAGACTTAATGCTGAAGGTGTTATATCCGGTTCCGCACAAGTAAGTTTAGCAAGTACAACTGGTTATTCTACATTTAGTTCTTCTTTAGCAACAACAGATGCGGGGCAGGACAGTAGATTAAGTTCATTAGAAGGAAAGACCGGTAGTTACGCAACAACCGGTAGCAACATCTTCCAAGGAAATCAAACAATTACCGGTTCATTATTTGTTTCACAAAATTTAATAATCGGCGGATCATCTTCAATCAACTTTGTTTCACAAAGTACATTAAACATTGGTACAAACTTAATCACAGTAAACGCTCAGAATCCATCAACAAGATTTGGTGGATTGGCTGTTATCGATAGTGGCTCATCACCACAAGTTTCTGGCTCAATGTTATTTGATTCTGTTAATAATCAATGGATTTTTATTCATCAAAATCAATCTTCAATAACATCATCAATTATTTTGATGGGGCCACAAACGTTTAATAACGTTGGTAATGAAGCTAGTCCAACAGTAAACAGAATTATAAAATCATTAAATGATGAACATCTAGGTGATAGTAATATCACAGACACTGGAACGAAAGTATCAATTAATTCAAATACTGAAATCACTGGAACACTTGTTGTTACCCAAAATATATCAAGTCCAAATATAACAGCAATTCAAATTGCAACTGGAAGTTTAAATAGTTTTACATCTTCAGTATTATCGGCAATTGAATTGACTGGTTCTAACTTAACTGTTAAAGGAAACTTATTAGTTAAGGGTACAACAACAAACGTAAATACAACAACGCTTGATGTTGATAATAACTTAATTAATTTAAATGGTACAGGTGCAACATTTGCTGGTTTAAGAGTTAAAGATACAACTGCACCTAGTCAGATTTCAGGTTCTTTATTATGGGATGCGGTTAACGATTATTGGATCGCCGGTCAATTAGGTTCAGAACAAAGAATTGTAAGAGAAACAGAATTTAATAACGCAGTAACTAGAATTGGTAATGTTGAAGTATCTACATCGTCTTTAAATTCATACACCTCAAGTACAAATACAAGATTAGATGCAATTGAGTCGACAACAAGCTCTTTAAATTCATACACCTCAAGTACAAATACAAGATTAGGTGTAATTGAAACAGCCACTAGTTCTTTAAATACATTTACAAGTAGTGCTAATAGTAGATTAAATTCTTTAGAAAGTGCAAGTAGTAGTATTAGAACAGATTTTAATAGTTACACAAGTTCAAATAATAGTACTAACACAACACAGAATAGTAGGTTAGCATCGTTAGAAACAACAACAGGTTCTTTAAATACCTATACAAGTTCTAACACAACAAATATAAATGCAATTCATACAGCAACTAGTAGTTTAAATTCTTATACATCAAGTACCAATACAAGATTGGGGGTAATTGAAACAGCAACCAGTTCTTTAAATTCTTACACATCAAGTACCAATACAAGATTGGGGGTAATTGAGTCAACAACAAGCTCACTAAACTCTTATACAAGTTCTAACACCATTAACATAAATGCTATTCATACTGCAACAAGTAGTTTGAATACATTTACAAGTAGCGCAGCTAGTAGATTAACATCATTAGAATCTACAACAAGTTCATTGAATTCATATACAAGTTCTAATACAACGAACATTAATGCAATTCATACCGCAACAAGTAGTTTAAACTCGTACACATCTTCTACTAATACAAGATTAGGTGTTATTGAATCAACTACAGCAAGTTTAAATACATTTACAAGCAGTGCTGCTGGAAGATTAAATTCGTTAGAATCAACATCTGGATCTTTAAATAGCTACACAAGTTCTAATACAACAAATATAAATGCTATTCATACTGCAACTAGTAGTTTAAATAGCTTTACAAGTAGTGCTTCTAGTAGATTAAACGCAATTGAGACTGCAACAAGTTCACTAAATTCGTACACTAGTTCAAACAATACAGCTATTAGTGCAATTAATACCGCAACAAGTAGTTTGAATACATTTACAAGCTCATTCAATAGTGCATTTAGTTTGAGTGGCGCTGACGTAACTGTTAGAGGTAACTTTACAGTATCAGGAACAACAACAACTGTAAACTCAACAACAGTTAATATTGCGGATAATATTATTCAATTGAATGGTACTGGGGCTACAAATGCTGGTCTTGTTGTTAGAGATGCAACAGCAGCAAATCTTACATCGGGCTCATTATTATGGGACACAACAAATGATAAATGGATAGCAGGGCCATTAGGTGCTGAAGACGATGTTGTACTAAGAACAACATCACAAACATTAACAAACAAAACAATTAGCGGTGCTTCCAATACATTAAGCAATATTGGAAACTCATCACTTACAAATAGTTCTATTTCAATTGCGGGTAATAGTATATCACTTGGCGGTTCCATAACTGCAGCAACAATATTAAGTGGAACAGGTACGGTTTCAGGTTCAGCACAACTTACATCATCATTTGTACAGAAGGCTGGTGACACTATGACCGGACAATTAATTATTGGATCTACAGGTACTGGTAATGCCGCAACATTAAAAGTTAATAACTCTAGTGCAGCAACATTTAACCATTCGATAGAAGCATTTAGCGCAAACATGACTGCTGGTCAAACAAACATTATAGTTGTTGGTTCTGCTGGTAGTACTAAAAACTCTGGTTATATTGGTTATAACTGGGCAGGCGCCGGATCAAACAGTAACTATGTATCATTAGGTCATTGGGGAGCAGATCATTTATTTAGAATTTATGGTGATGGTACTGTTTATATGGGTACCGTAACAACAGGTGTATGGAATGGTACTTCAATAGGAACAGCATATACTGATGCAAAAATAACATCGGTTGCCGGAACAACGAATCAAGTTAATGTGAGCGCAAGTACAGGTGCTGTAACATTCTCATTACCACAAAATATTCATACAGCTGCAACACCAACATTTGCCGGTCTAACCTCTACAGGTAGAGTACAAATAGGTGGAAGCGATAGTAGAGGCGTGTTAACAGTTCAAACCGGTTCAACACAAACATTTACAGCAAATACTGATCCAACAGATGCAGGTCGTTTCTTTGTTATGCAAAACACTGATACAACAAACGCTGCTGGTCAATATTCAAACATAACATTACAAATTAATCCAGGTGGGTCTATTGGTAGTGGTAGAGTATTAGGAGATATTCGTTTAGTAAGAAATGGTTTAAACGGCACAAGTGCTAGATTTGTGTTTGGAGCTTTTAGAGACGATTCGACATATAAGGATTACTTAACATTAGATTTTGGTGGTGCAACATTTTCAGGTAGTATTAATGGTTTATCAGTATCGGGTGGAACAATCACTTCAGGTACTTGGAATGGATCATCTATTTCTACAACATATACTGCAGCTAAAGTTACTGCTGTAAATGCTGGAACAGGAATAAGTGTTGATACCACAACTGGATCAGTTACAGTAACAAACTCTGGTGTAACATCAATCACAGGTACAGCAAACCAAGTTACCGCTAGCGCATCAACAGGAGGTGTGACATTATCATTACCACAGAATATTCATACAGGGGCGTCACCAACATTTGGTGGATTAACAGTTAATGGTGGTGCAACAAGTGCTACATTTAGAAATACCACGGCATCATCAAACTCAAATGTTTGTATGGGTAATGACCAAACAACAAATGGCGCGGGTATTGCTTTATTAGGTAGTACTTTTACAGCGTCTGGGCAATATAGAGCAAGTGGTGGTTATGTTTATTCAAATTTAGCTGGTGGTTTAACATTACATGCTGAAGGTGCAAATAGTTTGTACCTAGCAACAAATGGTGTTGCCGCTATCACAATTAACTCAAGTCAAACAGTAGCGTTTGGTGGTAACTTAACCACACCAAACACAACATCATTTGGTTTACAGGATGTTGGTGGAACCGCATGGTTTAGACCAAGAGATGCTGCAAACAATTTACACATAAGAACGAGTTCTGGTGGAATTTATTTGGATACCAACGGAACAATTTACTTCAGAAATGTTGCAGGTACTGTTGAGGGTTATATAGATAGTAGTAATGGTGGAGGTAGACTTATGGATACCACATTATATGCGAATGCCGCTGCTATGAACCAGAGTGTAACAACAACAGCAACGCCAACATTTGGAGGTTTAACAGTTGGTAATGGTGTAGCAACTGGAAGAAGTACCTATGGTATTGCAAATGCTAACATTGTTTTAACATCTTCTGCAAGTGATGCCACAGGTTATTGTGGTATTGATTTTAGATCGGGTAACAACTACCCTTCTGATGGCGCTCAAATTTATTATGAAAATAATAGCGGCGGTACATCAGAGAGGGCAAAACTAACAATTAGAGTTGAAAACGACCAAGAAGATTTCATGGAAATCAGAGCTGGTAGAATTGATATTAACTCTAACACCGTATCCGGAGGTGGACAAGCTACTTTGGTTAATTTCCAATCTGCAGGCTCAACTGTTGCATATGTAACAAGCGGCGGTGCAATTTATGCTAGAAGTGGTAACCTTGTTAAAGATTTTGGTAACTCAACATATGCAACATCATTTAGTAATGTATCATCGGTAACTGTTACACATAACCTAGGATCAAAAGATGTTATGGTTATGGTATATGATAGTAACGATGAGATGTTCTGGCCATCTTCAATTGTAACAACAAATACAAACGTAGTGACAATAACTTTTGCAGCAAATAGAACCGGAAGGGTTGTTGTTTTGAGATAAAAATCTTATATTAAAGTATGTTAAGAGAAAATGTAATTGTTAGTGGCTCTTTAGATGTTAGCGGACAATATATAATACCTAGAGGACCAAGAGCTAATAGACCGGCTAATCCAGAAATAGGGTCTCTTTATCTTGAAGAATCTAGCAGTGGAAGTTTTGTTGCAACATATACGGGGGTACTAAATAGAGATGATGGTTGGGAGCCTGTTGGTTCACAAAACACAGATAGAATCGGCTTTTTATATAGACAAATAATTAACTACTCATATTTGGCAGGTGGTTACAAAGACGCATCTCCGTGGAAAAATGTTCATAGAACAACCAATGCAACAGATCAAACTGTTCACTTAGGTGAGTTAATGGACTATCCCGCATCGTATACATCTGGGGCTTGTAGTAAATCAATATTATTTGTTTGGTCAACAAATACAGATGGTGCGTGGAAATCCGCAACACAAATTCATTCGACCTGGACCACAGGTGTCCATATGGTAAACGAAACCGCGTATGCCCACCAATCCAAATGGGATTTAGCAAACGCTAGAGACGATCTAGGTACCTTGTTTCAAGAAACAGAATTTGCTTGGGTATTTGGCGGTGGTGTAGCAACCGTTGAAAAATTTAATTTAACCAATGAAGTTATGTACAGTGTATATTATCCAAATATGCAACCATACTTAACATTAAAAACATCTATTACCAGTTCATTAGGTTGTTCTGGGTTTTCTGATGAGAACTATGGTTATGGTTACGGGTCTGAAAGTGGCAATAAATTATTTTTTGCTACAGATACATTCACAAATAACCAACAATGGGGAGCTAGCGGTCAACAAAAAGGAATTAGCTCTAAATGGGGTAAAGGATATGCGGGTAATGAAGGAACATACAACGGAGGATATAACCTAAGAAGATGGAACGTATTTAATGAAACCAATATTGGTAACGTAGCAAAGCCGCATGGAAACTGTGGGGAAGAAAACTTTACAATGGGGCAAGATCACCAGTATATGTTAGGAAACTATGATGGTTTACAAAATAATACCAGTTGGAAATTTATCTATGCGACTGATACAGGTACTGTAAATCCATCTGGATTAGCTCCAGGTGTTAATGGTGGAACTTCATCAGGACATTGTGGTTGGAGAAATTAAAAAATGTATTTATAAAATATGCGTCACGATAATATAGAAATTAGTGGATCGTTAAGAACTCAAGGGGTAGCAAAACCACCAGCAGGATCTAGAGCGAACAGACCAGCCAGTCCAGTGACAGGCTCATTGTATCTAGAACAAGCTAGTAGTGGTAGCTTTCTCATGGTATATACTGGTTTAGATAATGGTGACAATGGTTGGGTTAGAGTATCATCACAAGTTAATTCAAACGTTGGATTTAAATTTAGACAAATTATTGCTGTTTCATATCTCGCCGGTGGTTATAAAAATTCATCGCCATGGAAAAATGTTCACAAAACAATTAATTCAACAGATCAGACTTCTCATATCGGTGAATTATTAGATTACCCAGCTTCATATACATCTGGCGCTTGTAGTAGATATATTTTCTTTGTTTGGTCAGTTAATACCGATGGGGCATTTAAAGGCCCTGATACTGTAGATGGTACAAGAACATCAGCAATTAATATGGCCAATGATACCAACTATGCACATAGTGTTAGATTTAATATTACCACAGCAAGAAGTGATTTAGGTACTATGCACAAAGAAACCGAGTTTGCATATATGTTTACCGGTGGTAGCTCAACTGTTGAAAAATTTGATTTGAGTAATGAAACCATTATGACAGGTTTTAATTTAACAACAATCAATGGTAGCGATGGTGGTTCTGCTTTTTCAGATGAAAATTTTGGATATGGTTGGACATCTGCTGCCGGAATTAAATTTAGCTTTGCATCCGAAACATTCACATCTACTGGTATGTGGGGAGCACACTCACAACAAAAAGGCATTAGTTCCAAAGTAGGGAAGGGGTATGCCGGTAACGAAGGTTCGTATAGTGGTGGTTATAATCTAAGAAGATGGAGCAACGCTAATGATACCAATATTGGTAACGTTGCTAAACCACACCCTAACTGTGGGGAGGAAAACTTTACAATGGGACAGGACCATCAATATATGTTAGGTAACTATGACGGTGCACAGAATAATACAAGTTGGAAATTCTTCTACGCAACAGATACTGGAACAACAAGTGTAAGTGGATTAGCCCCAGGTGTTAATGGTGGTACATCATCAGGACACTGTGGTTGGAGAGGTTAAAATAATTATAAAAAATGATATACGAGAATTTAGAAGTTAGTGGCAGTTTAAGATCGGATAGGGTTGTTAATAGACCTCCTAGAGGGCCTAGAGCAAGCAGACCGTCTAACCCACGTTCAGGATCATTATATCTTGAAACATCAACTAGCGGTAGTAGTTATTTGATGTTATATACGGGCGTTTCTAACATTGATGACGGATGGGAAAGAATAGCAGCGCAAGAAACACAACCAACTACATTTAGATATAGACAAATAATTAATTACTCATATTTGGCAGGAGGCTATAAAGATGGGTCACCATGGAAAAATGTTCATAAAACAACAAATCTAATTGATCAAACAACACATATCGGTGAATTATTAGACTACCCTGCATCTTATACATCAGGAGCGTGTAACAAAAGTATTTTTTTCGTATGGTCAGTAAACAGTGATGGTGGCATGAAATATGCTGGCGATGTATATGGCACATTTACATCAGCGATTAACATGGTTACTGATACAAGATATACCAACCAATCTAAATTTAATATTGCAATATCTAGAAGTGATCTAGGTACAATGCATAAAGAAACCGAGATGGCTTATTTATTTTCAGGTGGTTCCACCACAATGGAAAAATTTAATTTATCAAATGAGAGTTTAGTTACTGGCTTCGCATTAACAACAATCAATGGTAGTGACGGCGGAGCAGCATTTTCTGATGAAAATTTTGGATACGGTTGGACATCTAGTGCAGGAATAAAATTTAATTTCTCAAACGACACAGCAAGTTCGTCCACTCAATGGGGTAATCACGCACAACAAAAAGGTATTAGCTCAAAAGTGGGGAAAGGTTATGCTGGTAATGAAGGATCATATAATGGAGGATATAACTTGAGAAGATGGAGCAACGCTAACGATACTAATATTGGTAACGTAGCCAAACCATATGCTAACTGTGGAGAAGAGAATTTTACAATGGGGCAAGATTGGCAATATATGTTAGGGAATTATGATGGCACACAAAACAATGGCAGCTGGAAATTTTACTATGCCACTGATAGCGGAAGCAGCAGTGTAACGGGGTTAAATCCGGGTGTAAACGGGGGAACTTCTTCTGGCCATTGTGGATGGAGACAATAGTTGACAATTTGAAAAATTTTACTTATATTACAACAAAAACAATTTTATTTATGGAAGGTTACAAATATGACAGATCAAAAAGCTTAAATAACCCATTTGACGAAAAGCTGATGAAAATATCAGAATCAATGTCATTCGCATTACCAAAGTATAAAGCATATAATTTCGTTGGTGGCGCTCAAATAACCTCATACGCAAAATTAAAACAATGGTTATTAGAATTAAGAGGTAGAGAGGACGCAGTAGAACATCTAGAGTATACTGTTAGAAAAGCTGAGCTTGAGATTCAAATGGACGAAGAAAGTAAAGAATTCATTACAGATCCTAAAAGAAGGGAAATGGTTGATTTAACAATCGCTGACAAGTTGATTGATTTAAGAAAATTCAAAAGAAATCTTAAAGATGCTTATAGAGAAAGACAAGGATTTATTGAACTTATTAAAGAATTTTTAGAAACCGATGATGCTATCTTACCAGATGGTACAAAACTTATCGATGTATTTGGTAATCCAGAACTAGAAGAAAAATATGAGCATGAATATTGGACAGTTCGTATGGCTAAGCAAGCTATGCTGGATATGATATCTTACGGAAGAATAGGAACTGGTAACTTAGATTCGATTTTAATGATGGACCCAGAACAACAAAAACAAGTTCTATCTTTAGCTTCATCATACACAATATCAATTGATAGAAATATTAATCAATTAATGTCACAAGCAACAACAAATCATTTTTCAATTGAGGAATCATTAAAAAACCAATTGAAGTTAGATAAACCAAATAATATTCAAACAGAAAAATTATTATAATGACGCACATTATTTTTAAACTACAGGGTAACGTCCCGGGTTATATTCAGGTTATAGGTATGTACCTAAACTACAATTATGGCAGAATTGCAGACGAATACAATGATATGAGAGTTGAATTGAATCGTTTAGGAGCAAGCATTATTCCGCCTGAAGTTGCTAGAGGATTTGTATTTGCTGACATCTATAAAGATTATATTAGCGTGAGAACAAACTCACACATTATGGATGAAATACCACAGCTTGCTGAGTCTGGTGAAACTGATGAACAAAAAGTGAAACACTTTTTAACTGACGAAGATAGAGCAGCTGGCATTGCATTCAACAAAGCTGTAATGAAAAAAGTTGTTGCAGATAGATTTTCAGAAAGATATAAAGAGCTAATGGTTGATGCGTCAATATTAGAAAAAGATACTTGGGAAGAACAAAAGAGAGAAGCGTTTGGTTGGACAGCAGATAGCGATTATCAAACACCAATCATTGATGCACTATCTACAGGTAGAGGAATTGATAAAGCTACATTTGTTCAAAAAATTATTAACAATGTAACCTCATATAATACTAAGTTAGCAAACTTATTATTAGAACAGCAATTGTTAGAAGAAAGAATTAAAGCTTGTCAAACTATTGCTGATTGCCATAGATTGAAACACGAGAAATTTGGTGTGGCCATGAGTAAGCAACAAAAAGAAGATGAAAATGTGCCATTTACTCCTTTGACATTGAAAATGGACTTTTAATGAATTTAGCAATTAACGGAACGTGCGCTAAGGGATGTTCATTTTGCTTTACAAAAGAAGACGCAAGATTAAAACACACTTTAGGTAACATGACAATAGAAATGGTTGATAAAGTTATCAACCATTATCATTTAGATTCGCCTCATGAAGAAGTAACTATACTTGGCGGTGAACCAACACAGCACCCAAACTTTATTGAGATCCTTGATTATATTTTCAGCAAGAATATGAAGATAAATCTTGTTAGTAATTTTCTGTTTGGCAAAGCAACCAGAGATTATCTAATTGATAACATAAAGAATATCAGATGGGTATTTCCAAATGCAGCTGAGCTAAATGAAAAAAACAGGATGGTCGTTTTTAAAAAGAACTATCTAGAATTTTATAAAGCTTATGCTAACACATGGGGGTTTGATACAAACCCAAGACTTTATTTGGCGATAACCATGTCAAAAGATTGGAAGGATAGAAACTTTTATGATTACATAAAATGGTTATACCATGAATTAGATGGTAAAGTAAATGCAATTAGAGTTGGTTTAGATCTTACTGGTACCTATTTGATTAATAATAAAGAAATGGGCGCTGAAATAACTAAGATTCTTAAATTTGGTTTATATAATAAGGTTAAGATTACATCTGATTGTCAGGTGCCCCCTTGTTTATGGGAAGGTAAAACAAAGAAAGCGGTGTTGGAGAATTCTTTAAATTTTGCAACATTTAAAATACCTGAATATGATACCATATGTGGATTTATGCCACTAGATGTTTTTCCTGACGGAAGTTCAATTCATTGTTACCCATTACAAGATAAAGTAAAGATTGACAATGTTTTGGAAATTTCAGGAAAAAACGGTATATTAGGACTAAGGGACAAGTTCGATGAACTATATACCATAAATCATAAAAATTATACAATACCACAAGGTTGTATGGATTGCGTATTCTATAAGAACGAATGCAATGGAATATGTGGTGGTTGTTTAGAAGGATCAAAGTAATGAAAAAAATATTTTCAATCCCTTTTAATCCAATGCTTTCGGAAGAAGTATTTGTGAACAAATTTTATCCTTTCTTAGAAAGAAATAAAGAGTGGATATATGATGTTTATTTTACTTGTAGAATACCACCATTTACACAAGATGCAATGGGATCAACATTCTCTGATGAATTTAGAGATGTTGTTTTTGATAATGCAATGATTGTGCAAAAAGCTTTAGGGATTACTGTGAGTGCAACATTCAATAATACAAATGTTTCACCTAGATTTGATAACTATAAATTGTTTGTTGATAATCTTAAACCATTATATGAAAAAGGTTTAAGGTGCATGACAGTACCTCATGGACATTGGGTTGCAATGGGACTAAAGAAACACTTCCCTGAAATGGAAATTAAAAATACCATTTTAAGAAAGGTTGCAACCGGTCAAGATTTTTGGTACAATGCTGATCAAGGATTTGATTACATTAATCTTGATCGAATTCTAATGAGGGACGTTGAGGAATTAAAAAACATTAAACGAGCACAATTAAAATACTACGAAGAAAAAGGTAGATATGTAAAACTATCATTGCTTGTTAATGAAGGTTGTTTAGGTAGGTGCCCAGTGATGGATGAGCATTATTCTTATAATAACCTAAGAACAAACAACGAGTTACCATATTTTCATCACGAGATATCTAAGGTAACCTGCGAACACAAGTGGGAAAAAGATATCAATGCATTCTTTTTCAAAACCGGAACAATCCCACCATTCAAAGAAGAGTTCGATGAATTCCTGGAATATATTGATGTCTTTAAAATGCATGGAAGAGACAGCTTTAATAGATTAGATGAAACTATTGAAATTGTTGACTCATATGTTCAAGGTAAAGAAATATTATCTAAGACATCAGAAATATATTTGGATGGCATACCACATGAAGAGTTAAAAGGTTGGAGAAATAAAATTAAGAAATGTAAGTTCCAATGTTGGGATTGTAATTACTGTGACATTGTTGCTGGTCATAAGAAAAAAGCATATGGACTTAATTAAACATATCGACGAATCTATTGAGTGGGGTAGACTTGAAGTATCTAAACTAACACAGGACATTTTAGATATACATGGAATTACAAGTAACAAAGTCAAATCTTTTTTAAACAATATTTGTGATATCGAAGGCGCAACATATCTTGAAGTTGGCGTCTTTCGTGGCGCAACATTTTGTTCTGCTATATATGGTAACAACATTTATTCCATTGCGGTCGATAATTTCATGTCCCCAAATTTAACCCCGAGAGGCGTTAGTCAAAAGATTGGTAACTATTATAAACATAATATTGACGTTATTCCGCAAGAAGAATTTTTAAATAACGTTAAAAAATTCGGTAACGTAGATAAGATATCAGTATATAAAACTGATTATCAAACATTTGACTTTAGCTCCTTGCCAAATGTTGATATTATATTCTATGATGGTGAAACAAAATTCCACGATCAATACACAGCACTAACAAACATGTTACCAATTATTTCTGATGAGACGATTTTAATTATGGATGATTGGAACTGGGATAGTGGAGCCTTTGAACAATTCTTAGATAAAAACAAATTAAATCTTTTTCATTCTAAACAAATATTCACATCAGGTGAAGATCCGGACGATTTTTGGAACGGATTAGGTGTATTTTTAATCGGTAAATAACTTCTTTTTTTGAGTTTTTTTGTTTATATTAGAGACAATAATAAACTTTCTTTAAAAACAAAAAACAAATGAAGAAAACAATGAAAATGCTATCGCTAATGTTAGCAGCTTTGTTTGTTACTACATTGTCATTCGGTCAATATAGTAACAGCGCGATCAAACAGGGATCTGAGCAAACCCTTAAATCTCAGGACACAACTAAAAATGAGTTACAAGAAATTGTTGTAACCGCTAAAAAAGTTCCATTGATGACCAAAGTAGGGCCATACGGTCAACCGCTTTGGACTACCATCAGAATGTTTCCATCCACAAGAGTCTATGTTATGAACCCTCCAGGTACAGCGATGTATGAGAAATGGTTCGATATTAGACAAAGAAGAAACGGACCAGCACAAATCAGAATGAGAGATGAATTTACATTTGGGCTAGGTAAACGACTTCAATTGGATTTATACTCTCATACAGTTTATGACGGCTTAGATGGCGCTAAAACCTTTAAATGGAGAGGGTTCTCTTGGGAACTTAGATACGCTTTAGCAGATTGGGGTAAAATCTGGGGTAACCCAACACTTTATTATGAGATGAAAATGTTAGATGGTCGTTGGGGTATTGAGCCTAAATTATTATTAGGCGATAGAATTGGTGAAAGGGGTGTATGGGGATTCAATGCAATCTATGAGGGTAATCTTGCTAGCACTAAAGAAGAAAGAGAACCAGAGTACGCATATACAGCATCCTATGCTAACATCATTAACAATGATTTATCCGTTGGTGTCTCACACATGTTTAGATATAACGACTATGAAGGGGGTTCACAAGAATGGTATCTAGGACCACTAGTTCAATATCGTTTTAGTAACAAAGGTTATCTAAACATTGAGCACATGCCAGGCTTAAATCAAGACGCAAAACAATCAAGAACCTTAATTATATTCGGATGGAGATTTTAATCAAAGGACAAGAATTCCTTGTCTACTTAATATTCATTATGTTCATCACAGGTATCCTCAAAGAAAGAGGATACCTTATGGACATCTTCAGACTACTTGAACAAAAAGTTAAATCCAAGAAGATGGTTGTTTTCTTGGTATCATTATTTGGTGGCGTTCTACCAATTCCTGGTAGAGTAGCGCTATCTGCATCAATGCTCAATAGCATTGCCCCAGTTGATAATAAGAAGCGCAAGAAGTTTGGTATCATTGATTATCTTGCTACACATCATTATTATCTGTGGTCACCTTTAGAAAAGACTGTAATTATTCCTATGGCTGTATTAGGATTAACATACTCAAAGTTTATGTTATATGTGTGGCCACTGTTATTAATTACCGGTCTTTATATCACATATTATATTTTATCATTAGAAGACGATGAGATCGATATTGATGTTAAAGATGAACCAATTAATTGGAAGAATATCACCCATGTTGTTTTACCATTCTTAGGAACAATATTAATTAGTTGTTTTACGGAATATTACTTTGGTGCATTTACATTATTCACAATTTATTTGATTGGCTATTCTAAGTTATGGAATAAACTATTAGCCTATATAAATTGGGATTTAGTATTAATAGTTGCCACAGTAATCATATTAGGGAACGTAGCCAACAGCTACTATTCTGATATTGAAAACTATATAAAACAATATAAAAATCCAGAGAGTATCTTGATTGTTTCCATGCTTGGCTTTATGGCTTCTTTCTTACTTGGATCATCAGCAAAATATGCAAGTATTGTTAGCTTATTAACAACAGTGTTTGGCATGGAATATTTTGTATTATTCTTTACATTAGAGTATTCGGCTTATCTAATATCGCCATCTCATAAATGTTTACCAATAGGTCAAAAGTACTTTCATACTGGATTTATGACGTATTTGAAAGCATTGATTGTTTGGATATCAATTATGATAACTTTTGCAATTTTAACCATCCTATAAACTATTCACTTTTTAACATATATATTATAAAATAAGAATTAAAATTATGGAAAAAAGCAAATTTAAATTAGGTGATGTGCTTCAACTTGAGAGCGAAATTAACGGGTTCGTAAACCAAGAAACCGGAGAAAAAATTTATGAGGGATTTTTGAAGCAAAATTTATCTATTATTCTAAAATATGAGTTAACAGAACTTAGTGAAGTCTTATCTAAAGAAAGAAGAAAAGTAGATGGACTAAGAGATGATCTTATCAAAAAACATGGTGAGGAAGATGAAAAAGGTGGTATCTTAGTTAAGATGTTTAATGAAGTTAAAGATGATGAGGGTAACGTAATTAGTAGGGTGATTAATCCGAAGTATGTTGAGTTCGATAAAGAATATGGTGAGCTTTTAAATACCGAAATAGATCTAGAATATCCTGAGATCACAAAAGAAGATTTAAAAGAAGCTGGTAAATCTAAAGACAAATACCAGGTTTTATTTAGACTAATTAAAAAGGAAACAAAAGAATAAAAAATAAGGAGCTTTTAAAGCTCCTTTTTTATTTGTATTAACATATTACCTAATTGGTATTCACCCGGTTCATAGTATGGTATAGATAACCTTAAACGATATAACGTTTGCAAATCATCATCTGTGAATTCTTCCAATTCTGTTACCGTTACATCTACAGTATCTGTTAATGTAAACTTACTTCTAAGATCGTACCTAGTTCTTTTTTGCTCATTACTAATATAATCTTCTGGAACCTCGCCAAGATCTATCTTATCAAAGAATGGTTCTACTTGCATGAGTCTTTTCTTATTTCTGGTTATCAATCCCATTGAAAAGGTTTTATAGATAAAATTCTTTTCTTCCCAATAACGCAACTCATTAAAAACAATTATAGGTATGCCCCATTTTCTAACAAAGTTTCTACCAGATGAGATTTCATGTAACGCTCTATCTTTCTTAAAGTCTTCGCTAAATCTTGATGTCTGTGAAACAAAGTGATATACAATAGCAGATTCACAAGTTTTAAGACCATAACCTTTTAACTTTGCTCTTATAAGAAAATCATCGTCTTCACAAAAACATGGGACAAAACTAAAACCATCAAAGAAACCAACATCTTCGAACATTTTTTTATATCCACTCATAAAGAATACGGCGCCGTCATATAATTCATCATTACTTTTATGTTCCTCTACATATTGGTTAAAATTAAAATAATCAAAATTTTCGAATGATGAACCTAAATCTAATAATACCTTACCAGGCCTTCTATGACCCTTAAAAATCGGCGGCTCTATGGTTGTATATGATAATACCATATTTGGCTCTAAGAGCCTCTCTATGGCCTCTAAAAACCCTTCTCCGATGATCATATCATTATGAATTAATACCAGCTTATCCGTATCGACTAATTTTATCCCAGAATTATATGTTTCTGAAAATGCTAATCTATCATCATCATGAAAGATAGTTAGGTTTGGGTCTTTCTCAGCCATACTTACAAGCCATTCCTTGGTACCATCTGTCGATCCGCCACTGCTTATTACAAATGGTACTGTTGGATATATTTCTCTTATCCGTGAATAGCAATTCTCGGTTAGATCTAATTTATTTAAAACTGCTAAAACAAATGTAACATTAGTTGTGGACATATAATATTTTCTGAATGTGAATGATACCCCCCTTAAATTTATCGATGTACTCCTCTACAAATAAACCATCAGCATCAACCTTGGTGACATCTAATCTCATTTGCTTTGCGAATTTTGTTTTGGTCATAAAGTTACCGATATCAATACCATGTAACTGTGGTCTCGACATTAAACCAATATAATCATTATTAATCCAATTATGTACCAAGTTGCAGTGCACAAAGTTAGCATCCTTTCTATACTTTACAGAATTTAAGAACTCTTCTACAAAAACTGGAACATAATAGTTGTCATCTCCAGACATTACCACCCACTCTTCCTCTGCTCTTTCTAACCCATAATTTCTAGCAGTATGCCCCCAATCTTTATGTGGGCCATTTAATTCTGAAAACTTAAATCTTTCATCATTTTTAAAATAATCTTTGACTTCTTGATATCCATCATATAGTGCATCCGCAACAACATGAACTTTCCACAAATCAACTGATTGTGCTTTTATTGAAGACAACATAACCATTAACTTTTCGGGTCTGTTGTAAGTTGGGATAATAAATTCTATTTTTTTCATATGCTTATTTTTTCCAAAAACTATAAATTCCTTTATCTAATTCGTATGTCTCCCAAACGAATCTATCTCTGTTTGGTTGCTTTTGTGCCCACTCCCACATTGTCTTTAAGCCATCATATAAAGATGTTTTATCCTCATATCCTAATAACTTAACTGACTTAGCCCAGGTAGGTACAGCAGTTTTAACTTCATGTCTCTGTTCTTTATAAACAGTATCACCGCCAGCTATAACATCTCGTAAAATTTTATTTGCCTCATTAATTGTGTAATGTTTTGTTCCACCCAAATTAATAATTTCTTTTGAACATTCTGGAAGTTGTGATGCTTTCCATAGTCCCTCTAAACAATCATCAATATAACTGAATGCTCTTTTTTGTTCACCGTCCCCAAATATTGTCATTGGTTGACCATTCATATGTTGATACATCCAGATACCTAATACGTTTCTGTATTTATCCCATATGTTTTGTTTAATACCATATACGTTGTGTGGTCTAATTATACACCAATCCAAGCCATGTTGTTCTCCCGCAACCTTAATATCCATTTCACATGCGTATTTTGCAATACCATATGGATCAATTGGTTGGGGTATCTGAGATTCATCAAACACATTACCATTTCCGTGTCCATAAACAGCCATTGTTGATGTGAATACTAATCTTTTTACATCATGTTTAATACATTGATTCACTATTCTTGCTGTTGCTACCAAATTATTCTCATAATTGTATTGTCTAATAAATGGTGACAACCCCTCAGCCGCGTAAGCTGCAAAGTGAAAAACATAATCAAATTTATGTTCATTAAAACACTCTTCTAAATTTCCTGTAACAAGATTTAACACCCTTAATTCACTAACTTTAGAATTTACATTCTCATAGTACCCACCGCTTAAATCATCTATACCTACAATTTCAACATCCTTGTGGTTTTCAATGATATAATCTGTTAATCTTGAACCTAATAAACCTGCTATACCTGTAATTAAAACTTTCATACTTTAAAATTTATATATTATTAGAACGTCATCGTCCCTATGCTTTATATGTCTATTATCGATAATTTCTATGTTATTGTGAAGCCCAGAAAATATTTTTTTAACATTATCTATTGAAACAACATCCTCAATAATGTATATCCCTCCAGGTTTCATTTTTGATTTAAAAATATCAAATGTTTTTATTTGATCGGCGAGCCTATGACTACCATCATCAATGATAACATCAAAAAATTTTTCATCGATTTTTTCTACGATATCGTCCTCCGTTGCATCACCGATAATAATATTATGCCCCGGCTCATTAATTAAATGGGTTAAGAATTTACTTGTAATATCAATACCAATTACTTTAGAATCAATAAAATACTCTTCCCACATTCTTAACGATTCCCCCTCACACAAACCAATCTCAAGAAAGACTGAATTTTTTCTATATGGAGATAATAATCTCTCGTATTCTTCAATATATGTATGGGCAGTACCCTTATCACCATGTCCTTCTGGTGATTGGTATCGTTCATATATCTCATTTAATGTTTTCATAATAATCATTTTGTTTTTCTTGTCTAGTTATTGTTTTGTGGTGAGATAATGAGTACTCTTCTTCCATTGGAAGTAATGAATAAAATTTAGCCCCAACAATTTTTTCATGGACTTTGCCTCCCCATTTTAAATTTGATTTGTAAATTCTTCCCTGGTAGTCTGGATAGTTAACTCTACCATTCGCATCCACATTCCATCTCCATTTTTTAACATGTTCATCAGTTAAACCCTTCACAGTATTGATTCTAGGAACAAAGAATAAATCAATTTCTAAATTCATTTCAATGATCTCGTGAATATTTTTAACCATATACTCGCTGATTAATTCATCGGCATCTAATTGAAAGATGTAATCTCCGGTACAGTATTCGTTTAATTTGTTTTTCCATTCCGCAAAGTCGCTATTAAAATCAAACGACCTCCAGGTTTGAACATTAGGTAGTTTATTGAATTCTAACAAAAAGTCAAGGACCTTTTCATCTCCATTTTTATTGTCATATAAAATAACAATCTCATCATTTATTCTTTTGTTCTTAATTAAGAATGGAACCAATCGCTTGATTTCTTCATACTCGTTACATACTGTGATTGCGAAACTAATTTTCATATTTTTTCTCTTACAAATAGTTTAAATTCTTTACCTGTTTTAGAGTCTGTAAAGACTATGTTTGTGTTTGTTTGATTAGTAAGTGTGAATGTTATCTTAGCGTTATCTCCTTCATAAGATGGTTTCGTTGCTGCGAACACATGTGGTTCATTATCATCAAACTGAAAGCACCATTCACAATCTTTAAATGTCTGATTTGCGTTTAGTGTTAGACTAGGTTCCATCATAATTTCGGTTGGACGTTGGATGACCAGTTCTTTTATTTTTTTACTCTTCGCCATTTTATTTAATTTTATTTAATTTAGGTAAATTTATTGGTTTTTGTTTGGGGACATCTTCTTTAGAAACTGTTGCAGGCAAAAGCTTTTGAAATTCACTAACCATATTATCAAAGCTAAACTTATCTGAGTTTTCAATTCTAAGATTCTCTGCTCTCTCGGTGAAATTCTCATACTCGTTTCTCACAATTTTCATCACCTCCGCAGCTTCATTATAATTAGCAGTAAACCATTTGGACCCTTTTAAAATAAAGTCATCAACGGCACTATCATCCACATCGGTTAGTTTACCCCCAATCATTATACCTTTATCCATAGGTAAAAAGTCTTTATGCCCCGACCAGTTTGAAGCAATCACAGGTTTACCTGTCATAGTGAATTCAAGTAAAGGTCTACCAAACCCTTCACCCTTCGTTAAAGAAACCATTGCTTTTACTTTCGGGTGATTATAAAGTTCATTCATCTCCTTATCAGTTAATTCGCCAAACAACAAATAAATTGATGGTGGGTTCTCTACACCTTTAGCTAACTCGCTAATTTTTTTTCTAAGTTCTTCTCTTTGTTTAATTGAAAATGTTGCTGATGATGTTTTTAAAATTAGCGCAGGAACATTCTCGACATTCTTAAAAGCTTCAATAAAACATTTAATCAACATCGATACATCTTTTCTATCTTGTCCAATATTACCCTTTAACCAATGGCCCACAAAAAGAAATGCAAAATCTTCTTTCACATCGAAATCAATACCAGTGTACACATTATTAAAAACATCTGTGTGCACGCCCTCAAATAATACTTTGATGGGCTTTTCAATCTTGTGTTGCTTAATTAGTTTACCACTAACATTATCCGTTTCGTTATAAACTGTACTCATCAACACTTCGCTTGAAAATTGTGAGGTGGTAATAATCATATCCATTTTATTACAACCATCAACCCAAGACTTAGGTGCAACCGTAGTTTCAATCCCTGCAGTTATCCCTATGTTTATTTTACCAACTCTCTGAAATTCATTTGGTACTGTTACTTGAACATACACATCTGGTTGAATAGATAGTGTTGTAATGATATTAGCTTCAACCCATTTGTGGAATACATTATCTTTCTCAAGAGCGGTCATTGGTGTTGATCCCCAAGGACAACTGTCAATCTTAATATCATATAAATTCATTTTATACAACGCTTGTAGTAAGTCTCTAGCGTGCGCTCCGTAACCGCTTCTTGTTTGTACCGGTCCTCTGAATAATAAAAATGGTTTACTCATACAATTTTATATAAATCAAATCTTTTTTTAGGTTCCCAATTCTCAAGAGTTGTTTCAATACCCTCGATCATTTTATCACACATTATTTTATTGGATAGATTGTTCATCATAAACTCTCTACCTTTTAACCCTTTCGCTTTTCTTTTCTTTTTACCATACTTGTACATTCTCATAATAGCACTAGCAACATCATCATCGTTTACCCTATCATCAAAAATGTATGGTGTTGGTACCGATCCATTTAAATTAATCGCCGCAGGCCAAATAGCTTCAACCCATTCACCCTCTTGAACCAAATGTTTTGATTTACCTTTATGGTGTAACGATCCTATTGTGATGTAATCATCTTCACTAAGATTGAATCCCATTTGATCTTGTAAACCGCCTGTAACATTTGCTATGATTGGTGTACCAGCCATAATACTTTCGGCAGTTGTTAAACCGAATCCTTCGTTGTTTGCAATGTTAATCGTGCAATCAACAGTATTATAAATCTCATTTAACTTATCTTGTTCTAATTTAAGCCCCGTGAATTTAACGTCGTATGGGCAAAGTGCTTCAATTACAGCAGGTAAGTCTGTACCATTTTCATCAACAGCAGCCGTATGCATTAACAACAAACACTTCTCAGCTTTTTCTTTTGGTAACTGATCACAGAATAGTTTAAAAGAATAAATCACATCTGATGGCTGTTTTCTTCTTATGTTTCTATTGTTATAGAACAAAACAAAATCATATTGTTTATTCCCATGTATTAAACTTTTTATTTCATCAGATACTTTATCCAATGGTTTAAATGTTTCAGGATTAATACCGTGAGGAACATACTTTATTTGCCAGTCTTGTAACGGTTTCCACGTGGAACCGTTCTCCATTTTACCCACTCTGTGTACAATACCATATGTTTGTTTAGATATACAACCTAACCAATCGCAACTCTCATAATAGTTTCTATTATACAATGGATCTGGTAAGTCATCCCATATGTGGTAGAACAACAATGGAACATGTTGTCTAATTTCATGCTCATTGTCATAAAGCCATTGCCAATAATGTGGATCGGTAAAGTGAAGAATTGCGTCTGGTTTCTCCTCTGCAATTAGTTTTCTCAAAATACCAATATCACCATATCCGTTGTAAGGTATAATTTTAAGATTAGCGTTTTTAACGCCTGTTCTTTTTCTTATATCATCATTAATATCAACAACCTTACCGAATTCTGGGTGTTTAATTGCGGCACCTAATTGTACCCAATCATATTTGTGTACGGTACCCATAACAATCTCTTTGGACATTGTTGCGATACCGGACGACATTCTTAAATCATCTGATAATAATAATATTTTCTTCTTCATTAAATTAAAACTTTGATCCGCTAGATGCTAATCCGTTATGATTATTTATTGTATTTCTGAAGCTTTCATCTTTGTTGTATAAATCTAAAGAACGATTAACAAGCTTCTGTAAATTAATTGAACCTTCTATAGATTTAATTTTAAATTTTTTGTAAACATCATCCAGGATGTTCACACTCGTTAGTTTAGTATTCGATTTCATATTTGAATATATATATCTCTATATAGAACTAGGGCAATAAAATAACGGGCAAAAAAATATATACCCGTTATTTTTATATTACAGTTCCTTATTTTCGATCATCTCACGGAGAGCGACTGCTACTTGCACAATTTGCTCTTGTGTCTGTTCTTGTTGAGTTGTTTGGTCGTTAGAAACCACTGTA